CCTATCTAAAATATACTGAGCATACCCCCTTTCTCTCAGGCGGGTTTCAAAATCTAACAACAAATTATCTCTCTCGGGCCACAAATAACATTCTCGCTGATAAGTCTCTATCTTAGCTTTTAATACTACATCCAAATCCTTTGTTTTATCATAAAAACTTATACCACTCTGTAACGTCCGTAATTCTAATGGACAAACCACTCGTCCCAACTCATCATGGTACCTAAAAAATCTTTTTAAAAACGTAACTTCACTCATTTCTTGAAACTCTGTTACAATATCATTTTTCAAACTGTCCGTAAAACCCATATTCAATGACGTAAAAAATTTCAACATACTCTTGGCGTTTAATATTTCAGGATGTATCTTAACTCCTACCAATTTGTCATCTCCATACACATAATCGATTATTCCATGCACACATTTATTTACATTTCCATCACCAACTTCCCTCTCATACCACATAGCTGTATAAAATCTATTAACTAATGAATTCAAAATAGCAGTTAAATAATGCCCTGAAGGCATTGAATGAGTAGTCACATATAAATCATCTTGAACAGCAATAATGGACCGAATAGCATTTTGCAACAAAATATCCAACAACTCTCTATCTTGCACAGGCACAAATTCTAAAATTACATCCTTAATTGCATCTTGCACCATATTGTTCATAGATCCATCCCATTTAGCTATATCCCCAGCGAATACACCCTTACAACTACGTAGCTCATTGTACATTTTTGGCCACTCAGCAAAAGGATTCATACCAACCATAATATAATTGTACTGGCGATTTACCATTATATGTTCTACCAACCACCCAAAATATTTTTTCATCAAAACTTGATGGTGTATCGTGCCAACTCTAAAACTGCGTGGAACTCCCTCTTTTTCTACATTTCTTAACTCATCCTTTAAAGCTTCAGTCCACACTAATTTTTTCCAATCTACATTACCATCTCTTAATCCCCGTTCGAAATCCTCTAACTCTTTGGAAAAACTAGGTAAAAATAATCCGTTGTCAAAATCTATATAATCCGTTTTACTAGGTTTACAACCATACCCATTGCTAGATTGCTTATTTAAGCCTGCTAACAATGAATTTCCTGCTACTATTTCACTCTCTTTTAATATCCTATATTGAGCACCACTCAATATATTCCGCGCTACTTTCTTTCCAAATTCTAATTCATTCCACGGAACAGCAACTGTATGCCCAAACGATTTTTTCGCAATATCCTTGACAGTACATTTGCCATATTTAGTTAAATCCGCCGGAAATCGTGTTACCGGAAATAAATTATATAACGGAGTCGTAGCAAAATTAGTCTTAGAACCAACACTTACATTTAAGGATTCATTTACTTTAATAATGGAAGAATCTTTCATAATCTTAGGGCTGATTTCAAAAGGTATTATCTCACAATCTGCCTCAAACAAATCTGTTAGCTTACATAAAACCTGTTCTGACCATTTAATGGCCATACCAATTCCTTGCGCTTCATTACCTGCTACATGCATACCTTGGATAGAACCATTTCCAACCACTAACGACCCGCAAAGACCATAACCCCGCACCGGGTACTTAAAATGATCTCCACTAACTACTACGCGAGACTCACTATCAACTAGAGGTATTTTATAAATGACAGGGTCCCAACTAGAAATATGATAGGGTACACATGAATCTAAACCTCCAAAAGGAGTTAATAATTTAAACTTCGATTCTTCGAGCCGAAAGAACTTAGAAATTTTCCGAAAAATAGTTGGAATATTTTTTGGTAATTTCAAAACTGCGACATCTTCTTCTCGATTTAAATAAATAACTTCAACTGGTAATTTGTCATATAAAATATGATTATCACTACGAGAATTAAAAACTGTAAGATAATTACCTTCTAATCCCGCAATTGCATGACTAGGAACTAGAGCGCAATGCCCACTCATTAAGGCTATAATACTAATAGGTTTTCCTTGTGAAATAATCGTGACCTCCTTCAAGTTCCTAACAACACTTTCATGGAACGTATTCAAGGAATCACGTGTAAAATGCTGCTTAAAATCAAATTCAGCAACAAACTCTCCAACTACATTCTTCTTTTTACCTTCAAAATAATGGGAAACCAAAAACATAACACTATAAGTTAAAGCCAAAGTAACTATATAGACCACTAAATTTAGCAAAATGTCACTGTCTAAAATTTGAGCACACATACTCTTCAATTTTGCCAAAATCCACAAAATAGCATCTCCCATAAATTCCTTAAATATAATAAAATTATTCTTGCGTAGCAAATTTATATCACCATCGCTTTGCTCTTGATAAAACTCATCTCTTAATCGTTGTAACTTTACATTCAAATCGTCTAAATCCTCACTTTCTGATGACACATCACTCTCATTATCATTGCTCAAATTATCATTCAACGTTTTACTCCAAGGCCAACTAAACAAACTACGTGGCCCCATTGGCAGACTCTCTGGTTCAAAATTAGCGCGAATATAATCTAACTGCGATGGGGTTAATTTATTAGACACCATTCTATCCCTACAAATACGGCGTAATTCAGATATTATTCGACAAATCCATGCATAAAAATCTAAATCATTACCGTTACACTGGAAAGAAGCATATTTTCCCGCACGAACCTCCTCTTTATTACTAAAATGTTGCGAAACATGCAGCGGGAAACCAACGGTAAACTCCTTCGTTTTTAAATTATAGTGCTTCCAAACCGCGGTTCCCTTATAAGTGCCATCAAATGTAATATTATGAAAGTCAAGTACCAAACACCGCCGCCACAGAGCAGGGAGCTCCCGAATACAATCGTCTCGCAATAAGCCATTCAAATTAGTAAATTCATTCGTGGTAGCCATCACTATCTCACTATTAAAAAACTTTGTATCTTTATTTTCAACTCGCGCACAATCTAAAGGATACTTCACCTCAGATATCATATTTATAAAAGTTCGCCACTGCGATATACCTTGCTGACCCACATCATCCATATAAAATATAGTCTCATTCTCATAAGTGTCATAAAAATCTTTACCATCATTAACGTCCTTTACTAAATGCGCATATTTTGACCACGGCAAACTTTCGATCACGGCATTCATTGCTCGTGATTTTCCACAACCTGGATGACCCTGAAAAACTATGCCGACCGGTTCTTGACGAACACACTCCTCGTATGCCTTCACTCTTTTATATAACTTCTCAAAATCTAAATAAGTAGCAGCAACAGAGGCTGAACGCCGTGCCCATTGCTTAAAATCTCCATGATTCAATTTGGCATAAAAATCCTTAATCTTATTTCGATAAACATCTTTAGTTAATTTTTCTCCTATCCTATCCTCACTAATTAATTTATTCATCATGTACAAATGGGAATGGATGCCAAAACTTGTTAATTGCTCTAAATAATGCCTTAACTGGCTTATAATCAAAGATTGCGGCAACAAATCCAAAATATAAAATAAAGCTTCAATAATCATAGTAAACAATGAATGCAAACCAGATATATCATCACAGAGCTTTGCACTAGAGAAAACATTTATACGTTTAACAATCTCAAAAAGTGTCTTTGGTAACAACAATGATATTGAAGCCAAACATACTTCTTCCAACATTTCTGCTTGAAATTTATCTTTAAAACCTTGTACCAATAAATACAAATCTAAAATGCCAACTATGACATCAGCCATCATAAATCCCTTCGTAAAAGCACTTTGTAGTTTAATTATTATAGAAATTACTTTTAACAAAAGATTAGCATCAAAAACTCGTTTCAGGTCCTCAAAAGAACGCTTCATGGCTGCTAAATACCCAATTATGTCTTTTAAAAACGACATTGCATCAACGCAATCACGGCCAAATCCTTCGGCCTTAAAATTGGCCGCTTCAAATAGTAAATATTTCAATTTCTTTTTAGCATAATTTCCTAAATGAACGACCTTTATGGAGGATTTCTCATTAGCTATAACAGGAAACTCTCCCTTATCAAAGGCCTTCCTTGACACCAATTTCAACTCATTTGTATTTAAATAATAATAAAAATATTTTTTGTTCGATTTTAAAGACTCCATAATATGTTCGGTAATAAGACCAGGACTGACCATAGTCCGTTCCCACGATTTTAAATTACTTTTTATACATCCTCATGCAATACGAATAAATATGAGTACTACTCTATTTTATACATCAACTCGCACGGATAATACTACGGCTCACCCTCAATTTCTAAGGGCCACACGTTAGAAGTATAACTAAGTTTATTTTCGATAGCCTTAGCCTCGGGCTTGTTTTGACTATTCTGAGTCCTATTACCAATAGGCTTTTCACTCAGAAAACTTCACAGCTTTCATCTTACACTCATATATATAAATGAGCAAGGTGTTTCGCCAGCACCTACAAATACTATTAAATGGCCCAAGTGTAGCAATTCTCATATTCGTCTCCATATAAGACACATCTCACATGAAAACAAAAACAAAAATAGAAAAATCCC